ATTGAACTTAGTGGGGCAATAAGGCTTCGCTAATCAAGGCTTCGCACATCAAATGTATATATGNGGTGGGTGATATACAGAGCACTGCGAATGAATTGGGTGGGATATATTACGCTGTTTATAAACTAATGTTATTTTGCACTTTTATACTAGGAGAATATTAACTTCTATGGTAAAATAGCATTAGAATTATATATATCTGTATGTAAATATAGTGCAGTGTGAACCATCATAGGTATTAACATCGTTCTCACAAGAGCTATAATTGTGGTGAACACTGAAAATATATAGCATTAATAATAACATTTAACCTTATAAAGACATGAGTAATATACATTACGATAATCAGAGAGTGTATTGTATTAATGAGAATGTTCCCTTCTTTGCTTCTTCTTCATGTAGTCATACATCTAAATGGATGATTGATGATGATAGATATGCCAAAGAGCAAACATTGAGTGATATGTTAGTACAAGAATATGGAGAAGAGAAAGCATTTGTTATTTCTTCTTCTACACACATAACAGGATGTCCTGTATGTGGAAGGAGTTGGTGTGATTAAATAACCTTTTAAACTAATAATGATAGATAGTTATAATATAAAGAGGTGATTGCAACTACCTGATGATACACATAACGTGTAAAGCATAGTTCATCATATTATAACTATCTATTTTTAACCTTTTAAATAATAAAGACATGAATAGTAATAAACATAAGTTAATGATTGGTTCTGTTGTCATCTATATATTATCTCTTATTGTCATGACTATTAGTTTGGTTGGCATAGGATTAGATTACAATCATTGTGAAGGATATGCAATAGTATTTACATTCTTTAGCATAACAGGAATATTTGGTTTAATTCAATATACAAACATTAGAAGAGAGTTATAATAGCTCTCTTTTTTCTTTAACCCTTTAAATAATATAAAAATGAAAAAATTAGTATTAATGGTGGCTATTGCCACGTCATTGATGAGTTGTGATAACTATCAAGAAGTTAAGTTATCTAATGGTGCTGTAGTTAAAGCATTTAATAATGATGATGTTAATTATAGAGAGTTCACTACAGTTTGTGTACAATCTAGTAAAGGTAAATGGTACATTTGTAGTGATGGTGAGATGAAAGACACCTCAATAGTTACAATAACTGGTACTATTAAGCATAGAATTGGTAAGATTAGTAATAATTATTAGTGTGTGTGCTCAGTTGATAGATCTGCCTTTTTAAAACTATCAGTTAATGCATCATTCTATTGTGGATAACCAACCACACTGATTAATAAGCAATGATCTTGCTAAATGTGTATAAATGATTCAGAAATGAATAAACCACAGTTAATCAGCTTCCCAAGAGGTAGCAATTGTAATAGAATAAAAGTGTTGACTACTATATCTTATTAAGGTAAGTGATGTAGTTTATGTCTTAAAAGCAGACACCAATACAGGCCATAGTTGCTGTTCTATTACAATTAAATGCAGAGTGTTATGTTCGTTCCAGTATTATAATATAGAATCCAGTAGCTACTATTGCGCAATAGTATTTATGGACCATTTCTGTTCCTGGTTGGTCACTAGTTGTATTCAAGGAATACATCATACCTGAATATATTATAATCGAACGAACATTTACTATGAACAATAGGCGAGGAAGGTACACGCACTGAAAGTATGTAGGGTTTTTCCCCAATTACCTGGTTTATAGCAGGCTGAGCTGTCACATACTACTGAAGGCTCACAAATCACAGGTTCGAATCCTGTATTGTTCACTATTAAATCAATTTTTAACCTTTTAAACATTATTCAAATGACACCAAATACTAAATGTGAGAGATATACTATTCGTATCATCATGGGTGCAATAGCTCTAGGAGTTATTACAATTATTATAAGTATTATTGCCTTTTTAACCTTTTAAATATTGTCAAAATGACTGAAATAAATAAGCATGTTAATAGAATAATGGCTGGGATGGCCATTGTGTCTATATTTACAATTTCTGTATGTATTATTTGGTTTGTTGTGGGTTTGTATATGGATGAGCCTACATTTATTAGCACAATACTATTATTAATGGTTGTGTGTTATTTTATTGGCTGGTATTTTAATCGTAATAAAGAAAACGTATAAATATATAGCATTATGGAAAAGTTTGATTACATACTACCTGCTATTTTAGGTATATTTTTGTTTGTTGTTTCATTACAACTATTGCATGGTATTACATCATTTAATGATGGAACTAATTTTATGAGATTATTCTATGGTACGATAATTATGATTTTCTCATTACTATGTATATCTATCGCTATATTTGAACGTTCAAAGAAAATAAAATGATAGAGGTCAATAATGTAATGACGCCTTCTGTACTGAAACATGTCAAAGGCGTCATTATGAGTAATCAATTCCCATGGGTATATGCAGGATCAACGTACACTATGGAAGAAACAGTAGAGAATAGATCCAACTTTAATCTTGTACATGTTGCTAAGAGAGATGATGTGTATGTATCAGAATATGCACCATTGTTTGAAGCAATTATATTAGCTGGTATTGATAAAGCTGAGATGCCTGTCAATAAAATTATAAGAATAAGACTAGCTTCTATACTTGGTCAAGCAACGCATGTTATTAATCCATCACACATAGATCATCCTGATGAACATCAAGCAGGATTAATCTATCTCACCACATCAGATGCACCAACATATTTCTATAATGATAATGGAGATATTGATTTTGCATCTAAATGTAAGGAGAATAAGATGATATTATTTGATGGCATGATTAAACATTCTAGCTCTGTGCCTACTAATGTTGGTAGACGTATAGTTATTAATTTCAATTACATTTAATTTCCACTAAGTAGTTATAAATTATTCACACATTCTAAATCATCAAAAGATGAAAACATTTAACGTACCCTTAGGCCAATATTTATGTTGGTGTAAGAACTATCCATTAGTGATGCATGACTATGTTTATGCCAATAACTATGTGATGGTAAAGATTAAAATTAGCCTATTAAAACAACTATTAACAACAGGCTATAAAGTTATGAATTAGGTTAAAGGTTGAATGCATAGAGCTCTTGGACATTGTCCTTGAGCTCTTTTATTTTTTCACAGTTTAAATAAACTAAAAATGAGAAGTCAATCAAATGAGCTATTACAAATAGCAAAAGAATTACGTGATTATGTAAAATCATTAAACCTTCCAGAAGATATAAATGAAGAAGGTAAATCTGTTGGAATAAATATAAAAATTTCAAATAGAGTAAGTATGCATTATAGTCCATTGCATGATTATAGCAGTATGCATTTTTCAACATGGCCTAAAACAGTCAATGTAGGATTATTTGAACAAAATGGATACACTAATAACACTGTCACTATTAATACAGAATTAATAGATGATGTAGAATTAGAGACTATCATTTTGTTAGTTCAAGCAGATATTGCTATATTTAAGGCTGAAAAGTTAATTGAAGAAGTATCATCTACAAATTTGTAAAAATGAAATACAGTAGTGCACAACTAATATTTCCACAATACTACCCTGATCAATTAGAGAAGGGTATGTATTTTGTGACAATGGAAGGTCTCGTTCAAGAGAATCCATATGTACATATATATGAGCTTGATCATATTCCAAGAGATCAAGGTGCATATATTGAGAAGCATGGACTACCTGTCCAGCCTCATCTCATCATGAGAACAAGTAATAATCCTGATATAACACCATCAGTAGTAGCATATCCAGAGCAAATAAAACTATCTGTAGAAGAAATGAATTTCTGTTCTGCAAGAGGCTATGTTGATATACTTACATACGATGATGGAGAAACAGTATTAGAAAAGAATGGTGACATAGTCTTTTATATTGATGAAGAGTATGATGAATATGAAGACGAATAAAACTACATAGAATGTTAAAATATACATATCTAAATGCNACACANAAGCAGAAGGTGAGAGATTTCTTTCTAGCTAAATTTAAATTTGAGCATGTTGTAGGACTAGCAGGTCCAGACATTAATCAATACATTGATAGATTGGCATCAGAGGGATGTAAACAATTTGAGATATATGAAAACGATTCTCAAACATTTATGTCTCAGGTGTTTAAAATCAATAAGCCTGTTCATATGATATATGGTGATATATTAACTGCAGATGCAGATAGAGATAATACATTGTATGATCTTGATTTTTGTAGATCTGTAAATCATTTAACACCACATATTAGGAAGTTCCAAAAGAATTTCATGATGACATTTAGCATAAGAATAAAGGGAGGGTCAGATAGCACTACAAAAATATTCTTTGATTCAAGAAATGAATCAATTATATCACGTACAGATATCACATCACCTATAGTTCATACTGAATACATCACAACTAAAGGAAAATATTTATTCACGCAATATTATGACACATCACCTATGTGTACTATTGCAAAAATCAATTAGTAAAATGGAAAAGGATTATTTTTATTCACAAACTGAGCTTGAAGAGATGATAAATGCTCTTTCAATGTCAAATGCATCAGTAGCATCATTATCACGAGAGTTTGCAGTTAGATATAATCGTGGAAAGACTGGTGTATATATGAAACTACACACTCTTAGTAAAGGTATAGTGAGACCAGTAAAAGAAAAGATTCAAAAACCTGCAAAGATTAGTGTTAAGAAAGTGTCATTGCCAAAAAACATTGGTATTGATATACCAGAAGGTACAAGTTTTGACTTTACGAATGTTAAACGTGTAATATTACAAAAGAAATCATTAACAATCTATTTTTAAACCAATTCAAAATGAGAAATAAAGTAAGAGTATATGATAGAGATTCTGGGTGCTATTGCACTGCATTATTACAAGATCTTAAAGATGATAAATTAGCTGAAATAGTTGTTGAGTTTCATAGAGACAGATCTACAAAAAAAGGAGAAACACCAAAATATGAGGTGTATGATATTAGACCAGTTAAAAAAGTTAATTTAAAATAATGGAAAACTTAGAAATCATAAGTTTATTTCCAACTCCTGTGCTCAGAGTAAGAGTGCAGGAGTATTTTCAAGATGAAATATGGAAATTGAAAAAGCTTGAGCTTGAGAATGTGTATGGTAATAATATTACCAATGATATTAATCATTTTAAATCAATAGAGTCATATTGTTTAGACTTACCAGGTATGGAGAAACTAAAAGCTTATATTGAGAAAGAAGTTAAAGATTTTTATGTACATGGCTTAGCTATTGATGGTGACATCATGATAACACAGAGTTGGGTTAATAAGAATATAAATGGTGGTGGTACACATTACCACTATCACCATAATTCTATTGTCTCAGGTGTATATTACATGGATGTACCAGACAATAGTACACTGATAAAGTTTTATAAGCCTGATGTAGATAGGTCCACAACATATAGATTAGAACCAGAGGTTAATCTTAATCTATTAGAAGGTAATCCATATGCTCAAACTAAGGCTACTATTCCTGTTGCTAATCATGAAATATTATTATTTCCTAGTTATCTACCACACTCTGTACCAGATATGGCTACAACTAAAGATAGATGGTGTTTAGCATTTAATACTGTACCAACTGTATTAGGATCAAGAAATTCATTAACTGAATTATTAATTAAACCAAATATATAATGATTAAAACTAGAGTGGGTAAACTTGTAAAGGTTAAGAACCAAGACAAGAAAAAGTCAGCTAATAATACTTATCAAGCTGTAATTTTAAATAGCAATGGACAGTATAATCCTTATCTGTTTACAGATGTAGAAATCACTGTAGCATACGAGAGAGCTCGTAAGAACACTGAAGATCAAGTGGTACGTAGTTTAGCATCTAAACTATTAGACTAGTGATATCATTAAGGTTACGAAAAAAATTAGAGATGTGGTCATGGATTGCATCTCTAGTTATAATGATTATTGTGTTTTTATTATTTATATTTGTGTATGTAACTACAGCTAGAATAGAAGGTAAGTCTGAGATACACACTAGTATAATTAAACGTGAACGCTTTGGAATCATTACGCAAGAAGATATCTATATAGATAACATGGAGAAGGGTAAAAAGTATACATCACATGGTAGACTTATAGAGAAACAATGAGAGATCAAGGAAAAAAAGAATCATCAAGTGATCTATCATCTGAGATTACATTCTGGGCATGTTTAGGGGTTGTCATTATATTAATCATATTATCACTATCCAGAATTAGATAGAACTAACCTTAGATTTAAAAACTATGAAAACAATCAAATTAAAGTTGACAGTACTAGACGATAGTAACCCAGTCCTAGTAGATGATGCAAACAACGTTGTTGTAGCATCTAGTCGTATGGTATGGGTAGTTCAAAAAGGAGGCAACATAGTTAATGCACCTCCTGCTCTTCTCGCAGAACACATTGGTGAAATAGTCAATGTTCAAGCAGATAAATCAGGTAAACCTGTAATGTTAAACGATAAAGCAATTATTGTACTATGAGCACAACAAGAGGAAGAACACACGCAGACTTCTATCATCCAACACAGGATGATATATTCTGTAGTGTAGAAATTAAATGGGCGCATCATTCATCACCTGCTACATTAGAACAGCCAGGCGATGATGATATAGTTATTGAAGATGCTAAATTAATAACATATTGTGGTGAATATGTCAATAATATGGAGGTACCTGATTGGGTAACATATGATGATATATATGACGCAATAGATCCAATGGATTATTATGGAGATTACGAGGACTAAACTACATCCAGTATTTTATGTTTTAACTTTTGCATTCACTATTTTAAGTGTAGCAATACTAAATAAAACTATTATGAAAAATGAATTGAATATTACTATTAACCAATGGGGAGTAACGATTGATAGACATTTGTCTGAAGAATATACACGTAAGAAACAAGAATATCTACGTAAATATAATCTTAAAGAAATCAAGACTAACAATACCAGGACAGCATTAGAACAATGGAACTAGTAGATTTCATACACAGAAAAGATCTCCTCACTAAACAAGAATGTGAGGAGATTATTAATATATTCGAAGCAAATGATAAATATACATTTGAAGGATATATTGGTGGAGGAATAGATCATGACGTAAAAGAGTCTTCAGATTTTAATATTGCTCAAGAAAATCATAGTACAGTTAAAAGACTATATGAAGATAAGCTAGATGATGTTGTTGATAAAATGATTGATGAAATGTATAGATATATGGATAAGTTTCCCATATTTTTAAATACTACAGTTAATATTGATTCATATAATATTCAAAGATATCTTCCAGGTCAAGGTTTTAAAGCTTGGCACTATGAGTCAACATTAAAAATGATCAGATTATTTGTATGGATGATATATTTGAATGATGTAGAAGATGGTGGTACAGAGTTTATGTTTCAAAAACATATAGAACCAGCAGAACAAGGTAAGTTATTATTCTTCCCTGCTGATTGGACTCATACACATCGTGGACAAGTTAGTCAAACTAAGACTAAATATATTCTAACAGGATGGATATCTTTAACTAGTCAAGGATGAAAACATATCAACGAAGCAAAACTATTATATGGTTAGAAGACTTTGTTTATAACATTGTTATTAGAATAATGAGAGTAGCGATATGGGTAATTGATAAACAAAAACAAAGAAATGACAGAAATATATAACTATGTATTCCACTACAATCATCATGAAGAATTGTGGTGGGCTATTCCAAGAGAGAGTTATCTTGATTATTGGAATGGAGAGAAACATTCATGTTTGTTTGCATTATCTATGAAAGATTTAATAGAGATAATAGAAGACAAATGAACGTTCTAATTTATGATATCGAGACAATGCAGGAACTATTCCTAATACATGTCTACGATCCAAAAGAAGATGAACATTATGATTTCCTAATTAGTCAGTGGCAGAATAACTTTGATGCATTTGTAAAACTAATGCAAGATAAGCCAGACTATTATTGGGTGGGTTATAATAATCTTCGTTTTGATGCTCAAGTGGTAGAATGGGTAATACGTAATCATGATGATTGGCATGAGCTCGCAGGTCTAGAAATATGTGCTAAGATTGCACAGAAGGCTCAAGATGTTATTGAAGATGCTAATTATGAACAGTTCCCAGAATATCGTGAAGAGGATTTGTCGTTCAAACAGATAGATTTATTCAAGGTTAATCATTACGATAATAAAAATCGTATGGTTAGTCTGAAGAGACTAGAGTTTGAGATGGACCTTGAGAACATTGAGGAGATGCCTATACATCATACAAAGTGTAACATGACTCAAGAA